GTCATCTATATGCTAAAGATAGAGTTAAGTTTCCTGTAGATATAATATCAGTACCTATGACTGTTAACCAAATGCGTGAACAGATTGATATGTATATGAATGAACACAAAGGACAGAAGACTATAATAACTTTAGATCATACTATACTAGTTAAGAGAGCTCCCTATCAGAATAATAGATTAGATATGTTATTTGAGTTAGGTGAATTCTTTACACAAGTTAAGCGTGAGTATCCGTGTTTATTTATAGCACTGTCTCAACTTAACAGAAACATTGATAACCCAGATAGGGCTGTTGATGGTAAGTATGGTAACTATATTCTTGAGTCAGACATATTTGGATCTGATGCAATGTTGCAGCATGCTGATACTTTAATAGGTATTAACCGTCCTGCCAAGCAAAAGATAAAATACTATGGCCCTGATAGATATGTTATTGATGATGACAAAACATTAGTATTACATTTCCTTAAAGCTAGGAATGGTGATGCACGTATGTCATTCTTCAGAGCAGCATTTGAAAGAATGGAAATCTTAGAGATGGATACACCACCTCAAGCTCCACGTAGACAAGTATAAATAAAAATTAATTAAATGACACCAGCTGAAAGAAAGAAAAAAGTATTGGAGTTGTACAAAGAACATAAGCCTTACTTTGACAGTAAGAAAATACAACATCCATTATACATTCCTAAGATGGCATACAGGCCACCTGGTAAGGATGAAAAACATGTATCATTTTTTCCTAGTGAATTACAAAAAGGAGAAGACATATACACAGAGTTTGTAAGCATTGAATATGATTCAGAAGATCCAAAGAGAACGTTATACTTTCTAAAGCATAACCCTCATTGGGCTGAAGAGTATGAATTAGTTACATCAAAGTCAGGACATGAGAGACATATCATTCCTGTTGGTGAATTAAAAGTAATCAATGATATAAACACTAGATCTAATAAGGAAGAAACATTAGAACAAGCAGTGACTAACTTAACTACAAGGGATATTAATATAAAAAATCCTGAGTCAGAGAGAGACATTGTTGATGTATTAAAAGGAATAGAGAAAGCACTATTAAGTATTAATCAAAAATTAAGTAAATAAATGGCACAAAGCGTATTAATTATTGCAGATTCAGGTACAGGAAAGTCAACCTCAATCAGAAAATTAGATCCAAAAGAGACTTTCATTATTAACATTGCTAATAAACCACTACCGTTCAAAGGTTGGAAAGGAAATTACAAAAACATTTCTAAAGATAATCCAAAAGGTAATATGACTTCAGCATCTTCAGCGGCTGGTATTATAAAAGCAATGAACCATGTCAATGATAAAATGCCACATATCAAAACATTAGTTGTTGATGACTGGCAATATATGTCCAGCTTTGAATACTTTGACAGAGCAAGTGAGAAAGGTTATGATAAGTTCACTCAGATTGCAGCCAACCTAGCACAAGTTGCTAAGATGCCTAAAGATATGAGAGATGATCTAACTATATTCTTCTTAACTCATTCAGAAGATTCAACAGATGTTAATGGACACAGAAAAGTTAAGGCTAAAACAATTGGTAAAATGATTGACAACACCTTAACGTTAGAAGGTTTATTCTCTATAGTTCTATTTGGCCGTGTTAAAAAAGATGAAGATGGTTTAGAATATGGATTTGATACCGTAAATAATGGGGAGAATACATGCAAGTCTCCAATGGGAATGTTTAAAGATTCCTTTATAGATAATGATCTACAGTTAGTTAAAGACTGTATAGCAGAGTATGAAAAATAATTATTAATTTAAAAAATCAAAAAAATGTTAAACACTAAAGACATGCAAGTAGGTGCCGGTAAGGTTAGACCTTTAATGGGACCAGGAAATAACGTAGTAAGAATTAACTCAATTACATTTGAGCAAACTCCTTATGACTCTGAAGCATACAATGTAATGCTACATGTAGAAACTAAGCCAGTTGGCGGAGACTTTGAAGGATTCTTTAAAGATAAAGACAATGAGGCTGCAGGTAGATATGAAGGACAAATTGGTAGAGTTAGAATGACTCCTTATCCATATAAGTCTACAACTTTACCTAGTGGTAGAGAGATTGATAGAGATCAAGAAGTTCTTAAGTCTATGATTTTCTTAAGTGAAGTTATGAATAAAAGAGATCAGTTAGATGCAGTAGAAGCACAAACAATTGAGGACTTTATTTCTGAAGCTAGTAAATTATTCTCAGGTACATTCTTTAATGTATGTTTAGGATCTAGAGAATGGGAGAACAAAGAAGGTTATATAAACAATGATTTATATTTACCTAAGTTATCTAAAGATGGTATTCCTGCTGAGTCAGCTGATACTGATATTAGTAACAGCAGATTAATTTCTTTTGATGAGAAAGTTCATGTACGTAAAGTAGTTAAGAAAGACGGAGGATCTACTCCATCATCTAATGCTAACTTTGAGCCAGCTATGAATGGTTCTGCAGGATCTGACTTTGATCTATAATAATTAATATAAACATGAAGGGAGAAGAGGAGCTGCACAAGCCTAGGTACTCTCTCCCTTCCTCTGTTTATTTAATATTAATACTATGTTTACTACAAAAGGATTTGCTGATAATAAAAATGATGTAAATAGTGCATGGGTATTTGAATACTATCTTACTTTACCTGAAAGGTTAGCCGGTCAGGATTTAAAGATTAAGTCTGTGTTTAATCCTAGTGAACGTACTCCTAGTATGTGTATCTATTTATGTCCATATAAAAATGAATATAAGTTTAAAGATTTTTCTACTGGTAAACAAGGAAGCAAGGTTGACTTAGTACAAGAATTATTTGATCTGAATTATTCCAAGGCCCTGTTTAGAATAGTTGAAGACTATAACAGATGGGTAATGGATGGTGGTGTGTTTGACTCAGAAGAGTTTGTACCTGCACCAAAGTTTAAATTAGATGCAACAATAACAAGAGACTGGAACAATCAAGATGCGGAGTTTTGGTTACAGTTTAATATAGGTGCTTCTATGCTAGCTAAGTATTTAGTTTTACCTTTAGATTATTTTACTATGGTAAAAGATTCTGAGTCAGGTATTGAAAAAATTAAAATACAAAAGCCAGGGATCTATGGATACTTTGATACTGCAGGTAAATGCTATAAGATATATCAGCCGCACAGTAAGAAGAATAAGTTTACTAAAGTTCTTGAACATCTTCAAGGACTTGATCAGTTAACAAATGAAAAGGATTATCTCATAATAACATCTTCACTAAAGGATGGCATGTGTATTAGTTCTTTTGGTTTTAACTTAGAGTTCATTGCTCCTCATAGTGAGAACACAATCATTAAACCGCATATAATTCATAATCTTAAACAGAGTTATAAAAAAATATTATCTTTGTTTGATAATGATGAAGCGGGTCACACTGCAATGGAGACATACAAACGTGTATATGATATAGATGGTATATATATTAAATCTGAAAAGGATATATCAGATGCAGTTAAAAAGTATGGAGCCCAAGCAGTTAAGCCTAAATTGTTTAACCTAATAAAATCAAGTATATGAAATGGTGGATACCCGGTAATGTACCAAGCTCAAAAAATAGTAGGAGGTGGACAGGAAAATATTTTATAGCAAGCAAAACTGTTATGAAATATAGAATGGATACTAAGGCAGATTATATAAGAATTGCACCACAATTTAAATATGAGACTGCTAAATATGAACTCCCTCTTACTATAACATTTAAGTTTGTTAGGGGAACCCGTCATAAATTTGATTACATTAACCCTTGTCAAACAGTACAGGATGACATGGTTAAACATGATTGGATTGAAGATGATAATATGAATTTTATTATACCAAAGTTTGAACCATATGAATATGATAAAGAACGTCCAGGTGTATGGATTGAAATAGAAGAACAATTAAATAAATTAAAAGATGAATGATAATATAGTAGTAATATGGCCGAGCTAGATGTAAAAATATATGATAAGCTTATAGAAATGATGAGATCCTCCAACCCGGAGGATTTTTTTATAGGCTTAGAATTATATAAGAACCACAAAAGGACACACGTCCTGGATTTATTAATGATTAAATCTTTTGCTGGAAATAAAAGAATAAATTTTATGAAAGGTATTGAGTTTGATGAAACCAAACATAACTGGAGGTTAAGGCTAGATCAATTAGATGAATTAATAAATACTAAAAATGAACGTTTAATATTTGAAAGATTAGAAGATGAATACAACAGCTATTAACATACAAAAGATAGTAGATAAAGTATCTAAAGCTTGTAAGTCTTTAATGTTTAAGGAACCATTTTATGGTTTGTTTCTCGTTGGGATGAACAAGAAGTATAGAAATGATTTACCTACTGCAGGTGTAAGTAAGAATGGAATGGGAGTGCAGCTAGCAATTAATCCAGAATTCTTTGATGGTCTATCTGAAAAGCAACAAATTGGTTTACTAAAGCATGAGATATTGCATGTTTCTTTTGGACACTTAATCTTAAGAGATAAGTTTGAAGACATGAGATTGTTTAATGTAGCAGCAGACATAGAGATTAATCAGTATATAGATTCTGATTATTTACCAGAAGGTGGTTTAACATTGGATACATTTCCTGAACTAAAACTTCCTGAGAGAGCAGGTACTAAAGTATATTATGATATACTACAGCAAGCACAGCAAGATGGTACATGTCCTACATTAGATAACTTAATGCAACAAATGGATGGAGCCAGCCCTTATTGTCATCCTACATGGGATGAGTTTGATGAGTTGTCTGAAGCTGATAAGAAGTTAGTTCAAAAACAAATTGAACATCAGTTAAAAGAAACTGCAGATCAAACAGTAAAAAGATCTGGTACAATACCAGGGGAATTAGCAGAATTAATAAGAAGGTTACATGAAGTTGAACCTCCTGCATTTCCTTGGAAGCAATACTTAAGAAGGTTTGTTGGTAATTCTAGTATTATATATACTAAAAAACTAAGACGTAAGTATAATAAAAGATACAGCGGCAACCCTGGCTTAAAGATTAAATACAAAAATCATATCTGTGTTGGTGTTGACACAAGTGGATCTGTATCTAATGATGAACTTAAAGAGTTCATGAATGAGCTCACACACATGCACAAAACGGGTCACAAAATTACAGTAGTACAATGTGACACTCAAATAAATTCCATAGAGGAATTCAATCCAAAGAAGGATTGGGAAATTAAAGGTAGAGGAGGCACAGACTTCCAACCTGTAATAAATCATTATAATGAAAAGGGGTATTATACTGCCCTTATATATTTAACAGATGGTGAAGCATATACTCCAGAAGACTGTCCAAAGAATGCTCTTTGGGTACATAGTTCTCGTTGTAATATAAATGAAGACTTACCAGGACTTAAAATACAAATTAATAAATAAAAGAAATTATGGCACAAGTAAATTTAAACATTGATGAATTAAAAGGATTTGTAAATCACGTAGTAGAGAATAACAGATTCTTACAGAAGCAAGGTAAAAAACCAGTAGCAATTGAAGTTGTTGGTGAGTCCGGTATTGGTAAGACAACATCTATCATGGACATGGCTAAAGAACATGATCTAGATTTTGTTAAGTTAAACTTAGCACAGATAGAAGAGTTGGGTGACTTAGTAGGATTCCCTGTTAGACAATTCCAGATGTATAAAGAAAAGCAAGTACCTGTTAAAGGTGATGATGTAAATTATGGTAGAACCGGTGCTGCAGCAGATGATCTACTTAAGCTAGCAAACAAAACTACTACTAAGAAAGTTGGTCAGTGGGTTGATGAGTTAG